AAAGACGATTTTTACCTTGCAACCGCGGCTGATATAGTCGCAGACCCCAGCGCTCCAGACGCTTTCGTAGAAGGCATTATGGAAGGCAAAGAGTGGGTTTGGGATAATGGAATTTTGAAAGAAGCAGAGGTTAAAGAATTAAAGTTACAGGCAGAGAGTAGAGAGAGAATTGCTAGAGCAGAGAAAAATGCTAAAGTATTTGAATCTTTTCTTAAAAAACTGTAGTTTTATAAATAGTAATTAACACATTCCGATAGGAGTGGTGTGATTATTGCAATAATTAACAAGTAAAACTATTGAGGAGATAGAACAATGGCTGATAAAACTGTGGCAGATTTGCCAAAGAAAAACGCAGCTCCAGCTGAACCAGCAAAGTCGTTACAGGCAACTGTACAACAAGTGATGAACAAAGCAATCACTTCACCGACTGACGCTAAAGTAGATTTCGCACAAGGCGTTAACCATATTACAGGTGACGCACATCAAAAAAGTGCAGGAGCGGCTGACGCAATGCAATCTCTAAAAGCAGAGGCAGAACCGAATAAAACAAAAGCGGTTGTTGCTAATGAAGCTGACGAGAAAAAAGACGAAAAAGAAAAAGAAGATATGAAAGAAGCAGAACACTCTAAAGATGATGAGAAGAAAAAAGAAGATGTGAAAGAGGGTGAAGTGCCAGCTGGTCTTAAAAACTATTTAGCTAAAAAGAATGGTAAAGAAGACGAGAAAAAAGAAGAAAAAGAAGACAAGAAAGACGTTAAAGAAGCTGAGTCAAAAGAAGATGAAAAGAAAAAAGAAGAGTCTTATGATGACAAGAAAAAAGACGTTAAAGAAGCAGAAGAAAAAGAAGATGAAAAAGAAGATGAAAAAGAAGTGAAAAAAGAAATGTCTGCTAAAGATAAAGTAAAAGACATGGATATGAAAGAAGACGTTGATGCTTTAACTGAAGGTGAAGACCTATCAGAGGAGTTTAAAGCAAAAGCGGCTACAATTTTCGAATCTGCTGTTAAAGCAAAACTTGTCGAAGAAATAGAAAATTTAGAGAGCGAATACGAAACTAAGGTTAATGAGAAAGTTGAAGAAACTAAATCAGAAATCGTAGAAAAAGTTGACGCTTACCTAAACTATGTTGTCGAGGAGTGGATGAAAGAAAACGAATTGGCAATAGAAAAAGGTTTAAGAGCTGAGATTACTGAAGATTTTATCGGTGGTCTTAAATCTTTATTTGAATCTCACTACATCAATGTTCCACAAGAGAAGTATGATGTGATTGAGGCTCAGACTGCTGAGATAGAGAGGTTAAAAGAAGAAGTTAACCAAACTATTGAGAAAAACGTTGAGTTAAATCAGGCAATCGGTCAACACGTAAGAGCAGATATTATCAATGATGTATCATCTGATCTTGCTGAAACTGAATCTGAAAAACTTAAAGGTTTAGCAGAAAGTATTGAATACAAAGACGCTGACAGTTTTAGAACAAGTGTAGAAACATTAAAAAATTCTTACTTCCCTAAAACAAAAGCGAGTGAAACTGAATCTAATGAAGTAGCAGAAAACAATGCTGGCTCTATGAATGAGTCAATGGCTGCATATACTGCTGCAATTAGTAAATCAAAGAAAAACCCATACGTAAAGTAAGGGTTAGTTAATTAACTAAAAAGAAGGAGAGATAGAAAAATGTTTTTATCTGAATCAATGCAAAACAAGTGGCAGCCCGTTTTAGACCATCCTGATCTTCCTGAGATCAAAGATAGTTATAAAAGAGCCGTTACTTCAATGGTATTAGAGAACCAAGAAAAGTCGCTTAAAGAAGACGCTGCTTTCTTATCAGAAGCTGCGCCAACTAACGCAACTGGTTCATCTATACAAAATTGGAATCCTATTCTAATTAGCTTAGTAAGAAGAGCAATGCCTAACCTTATCGCTTACGATATCGCAGGTGTTCAACCAATGTCTGGCCCAACAGGTCTGATTTTCGCAATGAGAAGTAGATATACATCTCAAGCTGGTGGTGAAGCTCTTTTTGACGAAGCTGATACAGATTTTTCAGGCAGAAATGCTGCTGGATCATCTGTGAGTGGGGCTTCCGCTGTAGCACAAACTGGTGAAAACCCAGCTGTTCTTAATGACTCAATCGGTACTTCTACTGGTTACACAACTGGTACTGGTATGACAACTGCATATGCAGAAGCATTAGGAGACGCTTCTGGTAACGCATTTGCTGAAATGGCATTCTCAATTGAGAAGTCAACGGTAACTGCGAAAAGCAGAGCATTAAAGGCTGAGTACACTATGGAATTAGCACAGGACCTTAAAGCAATTCACGGCTTAGACGCTGAAACTGAATTGTCTAACATATTATCTGCTGAAATCTTAGCTGAGATCAACAGAGAAGTAGTTAGAACAGTTTATAGAACTGCTGAAGTAGGTGCTGCTGATAATGACAACTCACACGCTGCAATTAACACAACAACTGCTGGTATATTTGACCTTGACACAGACTCTAATGGTAGATGGTCTGTTGAAAGATTCAAAGGTCTTATGTTCCAACTAGAGAGAGATGCAAACACAATCGCTCAGAGAACCAGAAGAGGAAAAGGTAACATGATTATCTGTTCTTCAGATGTTGCCTCTGCATTACAAATGGCGGGTGTTTTGGATTACACTCCTGCATTAAACAACAACTTAAACATTGACGATACTGGTAATACTTTTGCTGGTGTATTAAATGGTAAGTACAAAGTTTACATTGACCCATATGCTGCTAACATGGCAAGCAATGCGTCACCTACTAAACAGTACTACGTTGTTGGTTACAAAGGAACTTCTCCATACGACGCTGGTTTATTCTATTGTCCGTATGTACCTCTACAAATGGTTAGAGCAGTAGGTCAGGATAACTTCCAACCGAAAATCGGTTTCAAAACTAGATACGGTATGGTTGCTAATCCATTTGCTGGTGCTTCTGCGTCAGGAAATATTACTGCTGACGGTGTTGGTGCAATCAACGCTAACAGATACTACAGACGTGTTCAAGTTACGAACATCATGTAATATTTGTTGAGAAACAAATTTAAGAAGGGC